AGGTGCCGTTGTTTGTCACTAACCATACGTATGAAGTTGTTGGCGCGTATATCCCAACCAAAGAAATGTCTTCTGGTGGTGGTCTAAAGTTTGCTGCATCAACGATTGCGTTCTTGTCAAAAAAGAAAGATCGGGATGGCGATAAAAATGTTGTTGGCAACATCATCAAGGTCAAGCTATACAAGTCTCGTTTGTCTAAAGAAAACAGTGAGGTGGAAGTACGGCTGTCCTATCAAACAGGATTGGATAGACATTATGGACTGTTGGATCTTTGCGAGAAGTATCGTATATTCAAGAAACTAGCGAAGCAATGGGAAATGCCTGATGGCACTAAGGTGTTCGAGAAGGGCATCAATGCCAACCCAGAAAAGTATTTCACCCAACCAGTATTAGAACTGATTGATCAAGCAGCTCGTAAGGAGTTTCTATATGGAGGAATTGATGGACCAACAACCGACGACGATGCCGAAGATCAACAATAACATTACTGTAAACGTTGAACAAAAAGGAACAGATGCGGCACAAGCCGCTACGTTATTGGATAAACTAACAGAGCAGGCACTCGATCGAGTGGCTGCAAAGCTTTCTATTGATTTGCCTGACAATGATATTAGAGCAGAAGGATATGTTTGTAACGACCATAGAATGGAACAGTTGTATGTGCTTCTTATCTGTAAGATAAATGGTCAGCAACACAAGTTCACTGTTCCGTTTGATCGACAAAATTTTGGTGCGGCAGTTGGACAAATTCGTGACAAGCTTGCACAAGTAGTTGCAACAACTATTCTTCGAACTTCAATGGATAAAATGGCAACCGCGCTTGCGCAAACTTGTGGGAGATAACATAGCTATGTTGACACATGATACTATGAGAAAACTTAAAGTTGGTGATCGAGTAATGGTTGATACCACAACCAAATACAAGGACTTTAATGTTCCAGGGTTGGTTAATAATTCTTTGGGCACAATTATTAAAATTGATCTTATATCAGTATACAACAGTAGCACTGCTTATATGATTGATTGTACTATTAAATGGGATACTGTTGTTGCTCCATACTATGTCGACAGATCATGGTGGTATATAGATGTTATGCTATCATTAGCTAATAACGGCCATAGTTCTATTCCTAACCGTAACCGCGAAGATCTGTATACAGGATTGTTTAACACAGCCGACAAAACAACATTGGAGGATATTATCCGTGGCGTCCAACGATAAAAAGTATACGGTGAAATTCCGTCAGAATGAAGTAGCTGTTTGGGAAGTCTACGATCACCAAATTGGAATTGATATTTCTGAAGCACGAAGAGCTGTTGCTGATCATTACAAAACAACGTATTATTCAGTACTAGGTATGGATGATCAACAGTTCTTAAAGGAATTTCAGGTTAGATGATAGATCAGACGATTGTTGGCGCGCTTGTAACAAACGAGAAGTTTGCACGTAAGGTAATGCCGTTTATTAAGCCAGAGTACTTTAACAGTACTGCTGAGCGATTTGTGTATAATACGGCTGCCAAGCACCTAACAACGTACAATGCTCTTCCTTCAAAAGAAGCGCTTCTGATCGAACTTGCCAATCATCCAATTGCAGAAGGTGATCATAAAACCACTTCTGATCTGATCAATAGCATTGAACCACAGACAACAAACTTTGATTGGTTGATTGAACAGACAGAAAAGTTCTGTCAGAACAGAGCAATCTATAATGCAATCAACCAATCAATTCAAATATTTGATGGTGTTGACAAGACCGCATCTGTAGGAGCAATCCCAAAGCTTCTATCAGATGCTCTTGCTGTTTCTTTTGACACATCAATTGGTCATGACTTTCTAACAGACTTTGATCAACGATATGAATTTTATCATCGTAAGGAATCAAAACTCGCGTTTGATCTAGATCTGTTCAATACTATTACTGGTGGCGGCGTTTCTCGTAAAACATTGAACATTGTTCTCGCTGGTACCGGTGTTGGTAAGACATTGTTCATGTGCCACTGCGCTGCTGCAAATCTTTCTGCTGGAGCAAATGTTCTATACATTACTCTTGAGATGGCAGAAGAACGAATTGCAGAACGTATAGATGCTAATCTGTTGGACACACCAATCGATCAGCTGCAGCTAATATCCAAAGAAAATTACCTTCGAAAGATCGGCAAGATACAGGAAAAAACTGTAGGCAAGCTAATCATCAAGGAATATCCTACAGCATCAGTTGGCGTGTCTCACTTTCGCTACTTACTATCTGAACTAAAACTGAAACGAAACTTTGTACCAGACATTATCTATATTGATTATCTAAATCTTTGTGTTTCATCACGAATCAAGTATAGCAATTCTGTTAACTCGTATACGTATATTAAAGCAATTGCAGAAGAGCTAAGAGGATTGGCTGCAGAAGCAAATGTTCCAATTATTTCTGCTACTCAGGTCAATCGTGCCGGCTTTACCTCTTCTGATATTGGACTAGAGAATACAGCAGACTCATTTGGTCTACCAGCAACTGCTGACTTCATGTTTGCTCTTTCATCATCAGAAGAGTTAGCATCACTAAACCAAATTATGGTCAAGCAATTGAAGAATCGATACAAGGACGAAAATACTCTCCGTAGGTTTGTTATTGGCGTTGACAAGAGTAAGATGCGTCTGTATAATTGTGAACAGTCAAGTCAGGATGATGTAATGGCTGACGATGACAAGCCTGTGATTGATTCTGGCCACTTCTTTGAAGAAGACACTGAACGAAGCAAACCAAAACTTAAGTTTAGAAAACGTCCTTTTGGAGAGTTTAAATAATGGCATCTATCAAGAAGTACACGGTCGTTAAGGACAAGAACAGCTTGAAGTGGAGCGTGATTGAAGTGAAGGATGGGATCATCCTTTACAGTGGCAATGATGAGATAAAGGCTCGGTCATTGTATCGTTCTCTCAATCGTGGTTCTGGTTTCAATGGCCATACACCACCATTTATTGCGGTTAGATAAACAATGTTTGCAGCAATTTTTGCGATCATGTGGTCGCTTTTATGTATTGTCATTTTGCATGCATGGTTAGCTAACGCATTGACAATAACAGCAAATCAGCGGCCATTGCTTATAAAGGCTGTGTATTGGGACGAAAAGCAAACGATCGGCGCGTTTAAATGGAAGGATCTAGCATACTGGATCTATACACCAAAGCAATGCCAAGACATGTTTGATACAGTGTCTTTTTCCAAGCATTTCTTATATGTTGCATTTTTTATGGATCCGTTAAAACTGTACCCAACGCCGCTAGTACAAAGATTTAAACGCTATATTAACACCCGAGAAGGAAAAATGGTAAACAATGGCTCATTTGATTAAAGCAATAGCAATTCGAAACAATTCACCACTATCAGATCAACCGGTGACCACAGAGATTGCAACAACTGATTTGCATCAGTTTCAAACACCATCAGAAGCAGCACACGGCTTAGCGAAAATGATTCGGGAAACGCCCTACTGTTTTACTGATGATGTGATCTTTTGGAATGAACTGCAGGTATCATTTGATAGGAGTCCGCCTGCAATTCTGAAGAGATAAATATCTCCATTATATCTAAATGGAGAGCTCGTTGATCAATGTATAACCTATCATTTAAATCTTTTCTCACAGAGCAAATTTTAACAGAAGAAATCGGAAATGATTCTCGTGGCAAATTGCACGAGTTGTTGTTTGCAAAACACTTGCATCCGGATAAGAAAATGCCAACACATTTTCGTAACAAGCATGGAAGCTCTCCACAAGAAGTGCATGATCATTTAAAGGCAGCTCATCCAGAGCATTATTCAAAGATCGATCTACATTCCAAAAAATCAGCTGAGCATGTTATTGAACATCTTCACTCACATGGCCTTATTCCAAAGGGCCATGTGATTCACTCTGTTTCATGGACATCAAACAGAGATACAGAAAAATCTGCTGGCGATCATGAAAAGCTTACTGGTAAGAAAGATATTCATTCTAACGCGGACGTTATGGTTACGCACTATCATCCTAAAACAAACAAAAAAGGTCACATTGGAATATCGTTAAAATATGGTGCTGCTAAGAATCCAAATCTTAAAGGTCCGGGAATGAAGGATCTTGAAAGAATATCTGGTGATAATGGTTTAATGGACCATCATAATCATGGCCAAGCACAAATTCAAAAAGCTCTTGGTGGAAAAACGCAAAAACATACTAAAGAAATTTTCAAGAAACACGCAGCATCTTCTACACCAACCGCAAAAGCAGCAGTAGAGAAAGCGCGCGGCGTCGCAAAGAAAACAACGTCTCATGTTGCAAAGCGAATTGCTGATGGAATGGCAAAACATTCGCAACCAACACTTCTTCATCATATTCAACATTTGACTGCATCACATGATAATGTTCATCCTCATATTCGTGTATCAACACATCCGGATACTGGTGATGTAAAGGTCGCGCATCCTAAAGATGATTTTAATGCAATGAAGAAACGCTATAAGCATTTCCGTGTTCGTAAGCACGACGGTAAGTCAAACATTGTGCACATCGAAGGTGTTCGTCATGACGGAAAAGCAGAATCAGCTGTACAGATTGGATTAAAGAACGTTAGCTCACCAGCATCAGGAATGCAGGCTATTGTTCGTGCATCAGGAATGAGCAAAAAAGATGAATAAGCTAATAATCGAATCTGTTGGCGATGTTGACAAACTAAAGCATCTTGAGCATGCGGAGGACCATGTAATTAATCATGGATCTGAGGGATATCATCACGCTGTTAATACGTTAATGGACGTACACCATCATTTAGATAAAAAAGCAACAGACACCAAGATTACAACCAAGTATGATGGTTCTCCCTCTGTTGTGTTTGGTTATCATCCACAAACAAAGAAATTCTTTGTGGCAACCAAGTCTGCATTCAACAAGAATCCAAAGATCAATTACACACATGCAGACATTGAAGCCAATCATGGCCATGCACCTGGCCTTGTTAGTAAGTTAAAACATGCTCTGAAACACCTACCAAAGATTGCACCAAAGCATGGTGTATATCAAGGTGATATTATGCATACCCACGACGATCGTGAAGAGGATGATCACTCACATCACTTTAAGCCAAACACTATTCGATATAGTGTCAAGAAGAATTCTGAACATGGCAAAAAAGTCGGCAAGTCTAAAATTGGTATTGCAATCCATACTAAGTATCATGGTGATACAATTGAAGGTATGAAGGCTGATTTTAGCGTTGATCATAAAGCTTTTGCTAAGCATGATGACGTTCATCATATTGAACCAAAAGCAGCTGATGTACACTACACGCCAGAACAACGTGCAGGATTCGAGCATCATATGCATATGGCAGACGCACATCACCACGAAACAGATGATAACTATAAGCACCTAAAAGACCATGGTCATAGTGATCATCTAAAAACGTATATCAATAGCACTATTGATAAGCAAACAAAACCGACTGTTAAAGGTTATGCTGATTGGCATCGTGATCGTGCTTCTAAAGCTGCGTCAAAGGTCAAAACAGTTTCTAAGCAAATGGAACATATTCGTGCTGGCGATGATGTTGTCGCGCATATTAACAAGCACAAAGGCCGATTTGCAAATACCTTAGCGCTACATCATCATTTACAACAAGCAAAAAACCATCTTGTCCATGCTCTATCATCAGATGCAGAATTTGATCATTCTGTTGATGGTAAAAAGGTTAAGCCAGAAGGGTTCGTTGCAACGCGTAATGGCCGTCCAACTAAACTAGTTGACCGCCATGAATTTTCATATCATAACTTTCAAAGGAATCGTTAATGCGTTCATTCATTCAATGGTTGTTTGAATCAGGTAACGAAAAGCATGTAGTATTTGCATTTGGTCGAATGAATCCGCCGACTGCCGGTCATCAAAAGGTTGTTGATAAGGTGCATCAGCTAGCCAAGAAACATCGAGCAGATCATCAAATAGTTTTATCACATTCACATGATGGCGACAAGAATCCGTTGCCAGCGGCTGTTAAAAGAGATCATGCTCAGAAAGCTTTTCACTCAACAAATATTCAGGTAGCATCAAAAGAACACCCTTCGTTTATCCACCATGCCAAGAAGCTTCATGCACAAGGATATACACACTTACATATGGTTGCTGGTTCTGATCGAGTACCAGAATATAAGAAAATACTTGACAAGTATAATGGGCCTGGAAAAGATTTTCATTTCAAGAAGATAACCGTTCATTCTGCTGGCGAACGAGATCCGGATGCAGAAGGAACAACTGGTATATCCGGATCAAAAATGAGAGAACATGCACGTAATGGTGATTTTGATTCGTTTAAAAAAGGCGCTGCAACAACAATGAAAAGCGCCCATGTACATGATTTATATCATGATTTGAGAAAGCATCTTAGCAAGAAGGATTGATTATGGAAGACTTTGGGCATTATTTGAAGACTAACTATCCAACGCTTTTTAAACAGAAACCTATAGAACTATGGTGCCCTACCGGATGGCAACCATTGGTTACCACGCTTTGTAAATACTTGATTGCAATCAAAGCTGATATCTCGATAATTCAAATCAAAGAGAAGTTTGGCACACTTCGTTTCTATTATCAATTAAACGCAAAATCGCCAGTCAATAAAGCTGAACTAGAATTAGAATCACATATTGCTGCAGTTGTTCAATTTGCTGAATACTGCTCAGGG